AAGGGCGTTCTGCTTCGCGAGGCGCGAGTTATCGGCGACATCGTGGCGGCAGAGATTGCCTCGGGCGCTAACAGGTCGCTGCGCGAGAGCGTGAGGATGAACTGATGTCGCCGATCGCGACGAACGCCACACGGATCCCCGACGGCTTTGGCGTGTATCCGAACGGCGACACGTTCGACACGTTGTCGGGTGCTGTTGACTCGATATATCTGGTTGGCAACTACGTCCGCTTCGAGCCGTGGAACTCACAGCTCAACGTCGACGGCACTCGCTTTTGGGGAGCTACTCAAGTCCTTGCCTCGAATGGATGCGACATCCACAACGGATGCTCGGGTGCTGCTGCCTTTGCTACAAACCCCGCCACGGTCAGCCATCAAGGCGCGCTAACTGATGGCAGCGCCTCGGGCTTTATCTTTCGCGACTACAACGCGACCGACGTAGAGCTGAAAGGGAACTTCAGGTTCCGCGAGCGTCCGTTTGTTTACACAGGCACGCAGGGCTTTGCGCTTGGATTGTGTGCGCGGGTGAATGGCACTTTGACGGCGGGCGGCACTGCCAACACGCGCTTCACTTCTGTCTCTGGTTACTACTTTGGACTATTTGGCGAACCGCTTGGCGGCACGCTGTACGTCGGCTCGAGTCGCGTTCGATTGATGATCATCAAGGTCGTGGCCGGCGTGCCGACAGCTCTTAGCGTCAACTCGACGACGCCCGGCAGCACCGCTCCGAACCTGTCGGCGTTCTTCCCCACGAACACCAACATCGACCATGTGCTTCGGTTCACGGTCCAAGACGTCGGCGGCACCGTGCAGCTCCGCGGCTATCGGGTGAATCCGGTGCCAGACGCTCAAGGGCAATTGGTGGAGGAGCTCGTCTGCTCGGCCGACGATTCATCGTCGCCGATCACAGCGACTGGTCGAGCCGGCATTGTGATGTCCGGCGACAATTCTTCGATGCAAACGCCTAGCGGTGGACGTCAGGCGATGCAGTGCAACTACTGGAGCGTGGGCCCGATTGGAGGCGCTCCTGTTTTGTACGAGGGCTGGCGTCGCTTCGATCGGAATGGAGGAAAGACCGTCTCCACTCCGGGGTTGCCTTTGTCGCCGGGCATCAGCTTCGCCACGTCTCTTCGGCATGGGTGGACGGGCGACTTTTCAAGCACCAATGCGACTGGCACGCAGGCCTACGAGGATTCGATGCGTCTCGACTCGGCCAACAATCGAATCTATGCACGTCCCTCGCTGACCGGTTCCACGGTCTACGCTTTCAGCCAGATCGTTGCACGGGATCCGAAGTTCCAAGACCGCTCGGTCGACGTCGTGATGGAGACTGGCTCATCTGGAACCAGTCGGACATTCGGCTTGATCCTGTTCGGCACATCCTCAGGAACGACGTCGGACACGGTGTACACGACTCGGCCGCGTGGGTATCAGGCGACAGTCGACTACATCGGAAGTTCTGGAACGTTCAACGTCAGCATCGCACGACTAACAGGTAGCGTTGCTCCAGTTGTCATTACAACCAAGACCGGCGTGGCAGGACTGGCCCTCGGCACTTCCTTCACCCTGCGGTTCCAAGCACTCACGCTGACTGCTCCGACACCTCAGACCGGCTACATCGGGATGAAGGTGTACATCAACGGCACGCAGCAGACTTGGGACTTGGCTGCCGGCTTCTACAATTCGGCTGGCAGTCCGGTTTCTGCCGGCAGCGCGCAAGTTGCTTTCTCGATCGACGCGGCCGGCACAGTGACCGACCGCACATCGGTACGCATCTCCGAGGGCGGCAACGGCGAAGGCGTGGTATTCCAAAGCGGGAACCACGCCACTGTGGCGAACTCCTACTTCGACGCGTGGACCGCCGCTGCGGGAGGTGTTGCACCAGACACGCCGGAGGAGGATCAGGTGACGATCGCGGTGCCGGCCGAGAACGATGCGGCCACAGGCACATTCAACTACGCCTACGAGTTCGGCCACATCGAGGAGAGCCGCCGGCCGCAACTTCGGCACGCCTTTGACAGCGACCACAAGTACGTCGCCTTGCAAACAGTTCGTGTTAGACGGCGCTGGAAAATCGGCAACAACGCGTCCACGTCGGCCGAGGCATCTGGCCTCAAGACGTTCTACGGGCTGCGGAAGGGCGTGGAGGTGCCCTTCAACTGGACCACGCCCACTGGGTCGGCGGTCATCGTGCGGTTCGTGCAGGATTCCCTGGAGGTCGAGCAGGTGACGCCGAGTGTTTTCCGTTGGGCCGTTGAGCTCGAGGAGGTGTTGGCCGAATGACTCAGCCGCTAACCAATCAATCCGTCCGACTTAGCCGCGACCTGACCATGGTCTATCCATGGATCTGGCTCTACGACATCGAGGTGCCGACCACACCGCCGACGCGTTACCGCCTGACGAACTACGACCGCGAGGTCAACTTCGGCCAGAACTCGGCCGGCGTTCCCTTGACCTACAGCCCGTTCCCGGTCGTGCAGAGCGCGGTTTCGCAGAACGTCGAAGGCGAGTTGCCGCAGATCCAGCTTCAGGTCTCGAACGAGTCGCTGTTCGTGCGCGAAATCCTCGAGCAATACGACGGGTTGATCGGACAGCCGATCGTCATTCGACTGGTCAACTTCCTCGAACTGAACAACCCGTCAGCGGCCCTGCGCTTTGATGGACAGATCGTGGCCTGCAAGGCCGGCTTTGACCGGGTGACGTGGAATGTCTCTGCGCTCAACCTGATGCAGTCGGTCCTTCCAAGCCAACGCTACATTCGAGGGCACTGCCGATTCCGCTACGGCGACGACCGCTGTGGCTACGACTTGAACAACGGCACGCTGCTGGCGGCCCATCCGACCTGTGACAAGAGCCTGATGGCCTGCGAAGAGCGTGGCGATACCGAGGCGGCGACGCCTGGCTTGGTTCGATTGCACCCCGGTCGCTTCGGTGGCTGGCCGGGCATCCCGCGACAAGGCCGACGCTAGACTGGGCTACATGCCCAGGCCCATCACCAAGGCCGACCTGAAGGTCGAGCGGTCTTTCTACTACGACTTGGTGGGGGTGCCGTATTCGCAGGGCGGCCGGACGATTCGCCACGGTCTGGACTGCTTGGGCGCGGCGATGATTGTGCTCGAGCGCATCCACGGCAAGTCCGTGGCCGACGAGCTCCACGCGTACACACCGATGGCGCACACCGGCGACTTCGCGGCGTTGGCCGCGTGGAGAATGGCTGCGAAGGACAAGTGGGAACTGGTCACCAGCGGCTACCTAGCCCAGTACAAAAGCCGACCGGGCGACATTGTGGTGCAAGTGACCAGCGCGGATGTAGTTTCAGCCCATGTGTCGATCGTCGTGCATGGCGGGGTCAACTATCCGACGGTGGTCCTGACGGCCGACAAGAAGCGTGGAATCATCTGCGTGCCGGGCTCGAGGCTGCGCGACGTGTTGGCGGTGTACAGGTACAGGAAATGATCGAAGTCCTACTGATCAAGAACGTCTTCGCCGGCTCAAAGCACGCAGAGCGAATCTACGTCGACAAGACCTCGGCGCTCGTCGTGGACTTGTTGCCGGCGGCTTGGCACGACTTTAAGTCCGACGTGGTGCCGGTGTCTGGCGTCAAGCGTCTGGAATGGGACGCCGTGGTGCATGCGGGAGACCGCGTGGGCTTCGTGCTTGCTCCTCGAGGCATCGAGTTCACGTTCGTCGGGTTCCTGAAGTACCTCGCGATCATGTTCTTCGCGAACGTGATCATCCGTTCGTTGATGCCGAAGCCGCCGAAGAGGCGCGAGGAAAATACATCCGCGACCTACGGCTTCAACGGTGTCGAGCCGACACGCGTGGAGGGCGAGCCCATCCCGCTCTACTACGGCGAAGTGCGCGTTGGCGGTCAGATCATCAACGAGTTCGTCGAGGACTACGGCGCGCTGGGATCATCGTACTTGGCGCTGGTGTCCCTAGGCGAAGGTCCGTTGCAGGAGATTGCCGGCCAGACGGTCGACACGCCTGTGGCCTTGAATACCTTCGGAGGCACGGCCGTGCCGGAGGGCAAGGTCTTTCTCAACGACACCGACGTGACTCAGTTGCAGGCGGTGGAAGTCGCCGTGCGCATGGGCACGATCGAGCAAAATCCGATCGAAGGCTTTGAGTTAGCGTCGTCGATTGTGTCGATTGACACAGACCTTGGCACGCCTACGACGAGCGCGGCAGCGTGGGAAGAGATCATCAACTATGCGCAGCCGTGGTACTTGCTGAACGGTACGACGCTCGCCGACCCGACCTTCGATACCTCGGCGGTGGGTTACAGCGCCACGGTTGAAGCGGACGGCGCAGTGGTGAAGGTGCTGCTGCCCGAGGGCGTTGGCTACATCAACAACGACAACGTGACCGTCTCTGGTCGAACGGGCGTGGTGATTCGCTACATCCGGCTGGATGGAGCAGGAGCGCCGATCACCAGTGGCGGTCAGGCCTCGGACGGGTATGTGTATCTGCGTCCGATTCGTCGCTTTGCCAAGTTGCAGGGCGGTGCATCGATGGACTTCCCGTTCACGTTCTACAACCCGGCCACGTTCGCTCTTGGAACGATCACTGGACACATGTCGTTTAACGGCGGTGGAGCTTATTCGAGCAGTACAGTTGCGGCTCCGACCCTTGGTCGTAGTGGCCTGCTATTCCCTGCCACCGGTCCAAGCTGGCAGAACTCGTCAGTCTGCGACTCGTTCACGATCGAGTGCTTCTTTTTCCCTAGGGCTGTGACAGGGCCTGTTGCTTTTGGTATCAGCTCAAGAATCACCTACATTGCGGACAATCCAATCGACACCAATTGGATTTCATACACCGGCGGTGCAGGTGTAGGTTTTGCACTTGGCAACAAGACCAAGTCGTACTCGCCGCAAGCTGGTCAAATTGTGACGAGGTATGTGCCCTACGTTTCTTTTGGTGGAGTTGACTTCACGGAGGGATCAGACGACGTTCCGTTCTTTGATCCCAGCTACCAAGTACAAAGTCTCTACAAGGTTGGGACATTTGCTGACGTCGATGCCGAGAACGGCCTACTTGCTTCGTCGCCCCCAGGCTCAACTGCTGGAACTGCAAACAACTCACAAGGCAACGTTTTTTGGGGCTGGCAGCATGCCGTCGCGACCTACGAAAAGAACGCGTCCGGCAACCTGAGCCGCGTGCGCCTGTACATCAACGGCGTCAAGCTCATCGACCGACTGACTACGACTCAATGCACGCTGCCTAGTGCGTCGGGCACGTTCACGCTGCGTGGCCCTGGTGGTCACGGCTACATGAAGAATGTCGCCATCTACAAGGGCGTGATGTCGCAGGCCGACATCCTGACGAACTACAACAACGGCAACGGCCGCACGCGTGTCATCTCTTCGCTGTTCCCAGTGGCCGTCTACCAGACCACCACGCTGGGGCAGGACACGAGCGGAAACGGAAACACGCTCGCGAACAATCCAAGCGTCACCATCCCTGTCACCTTGCAGTTGAACGGCGCGGTCATCGAGTCTGGAACGGGATCCGTGGCGGTGCCTTTGCGCGCGCGTTACCGCATCGAGGTGCTGCGTGCTTTCAAGAACTCCACCAGCACGCGCTTCCTCGACGCTCAACGCTACACGTCGTTGCGCTTCGTTGACACGCAACCGTACAGCTATCCGTCCGCGCCGTTGCTGGCAGTGACCTCGCGCGCAAACGCCGAGCTCAATGGCTCGCTCCCGGCGCTTACTAGCATCGTCAAGGGCCGCAAGGTGCCCGTGTGGGATGGCACCTCGACTGGCTTCCCCACGTTCAATGTCCGCTACTCCAACAATCCAACGTGGGTTGTGGTGGACATGTTGCTGAACAAGGACTGGGGCCTTGGCAACGTGTTCGACAACACCGACCTCGACATCGGCACCTTCCAAGAGTGGGCCGACCACTGCGACGAACTGGTCTACAACCAGAGCGGCTACATTCCGACCTACAGCGCGACCACGAGTGGAAGTTTGCCGACGTGGTACGACATGTACTACGACGCCGTGGCCCAGATCCTCAAGATCCTGTGCCCGGCAGAAAGCGTGCCTGACACCTTGAATGTCGGTGACACGCTCTTCGTCGCAGGCTTTCCGGCCTTGCCGAGCAGCGTGGACTTGAACGGTGTTCCGCTAACCATTCAAGCCATCTACAGAACGACGAATCCCGCGCCGCCGGCCGTGCCGCAGGCTCAGATCTGGTTGACCTATACCGGCGCAGCGCCTTGGGCCAGCACGACTAACCTTTCGGCGACTGTGACGCCGGCTGGTACTTGGACTCCCAAGCACGCGCGGTTCAGCTTCGACGGTGCCGTCGACGAGCCGAACAACGCGTGGGACACCATCACCCAGATCGCTTCGTCGGCACGAGGGTCGATCGTTCGCGATGGCCGGCGCGTGCGCGTGGCAGTCCACAAGCCGCGGCCGGTGGTCCAGCTTGTCGGCAACTCCCAGATCTTGGAGGGTAGCTTCGAGGTTGAGTACCTCAACCCAAAGACACGCTTCAACCAGATCGAAATCGGCTTCCTCGATCGGGCGCTGAACTACGACCGCTCGATGGTTTCGCTCGAGCATCCGAGCATTGGCACCTCGACCGATGCCGGCCTGCTGCGCCGCAAGTCGTTCTTCCAAGAGGGCGTGGTTCGTCGAGCGCAGATCATGCGCCAGGCGCTCTTCCTCTTGAACCAAGAGAACGAGGTTCGGCGCAAGGGCAAGTTCGTTGGCAGCATCGACCTCCTCGACCTTGAGCCGATGGACGTCATCCGCATCGCGCACGACGTTGTGGATCGTGGAATCTCTGGACGGATCAAGCAGAGTTCGAGTCTGAACACGCAGATCTACTTAGACCGGACGGTCGTGCTTGCGGCAGCGACGACGTACAAGCTGTCGATCCGATCCGGCGTCGCGGACTCGAACGCCGTTCCTGAGACTTTGACCGTCTCCTCGGCGGCCGGCACCTATGCCATTGGCACGCCGATCAACGTGACGACGGGCTTTACCTACATGCCGCTCCTCGAGGACGTGTACACGCTGGTCAAGGACGGCGACGACCTGCTGGCTCAGATCGAAAGCATCAGCCTGACCGCGCAGTTCCAGCGCGAGATTACTTGGTCGGAGTACGTCGAGTCGGTGTACGACGTCGAGGATCCGGGGGAGACGCCGGACATTGGCACAGGGATGTTGACGGCGACCAGTCCGAGCTCTGGACGGGCTTCCATCCCGATGCCGCCGGACAACGTGGTGCTGCAAGAGACGATTGTCCGCTCGGCCGGCGGCACGAGTCGGCCTCGGTTGTTGGTCACTTGGACCTACGACGAGACCAACAGCGACACGCTGGGTGGGTTCGACATCTACGTCGCCGACACGATGCAGGACCAGCTCGTGCTTTGGGAAATGAGGACCACGGTTGGATCGGCTGCGCGCGCCTGTGTCTTGGACATCGAGCAGGCGGCAGTCGGGAACAGCATTGGCGTGTCCGTGGTAGCACGTTCGGTGACTGGTCAGGCTCGAACGCCCGACCGCTCGTCGTGTGCGTCTATTCGCGTCTCCGGTCGTTCTGCGCCGCCGGCCGCACCAACGTGGGACACCTCCTTCCCTAGCTCGCTTGACGGCGAGCAGGCGACATACCGTTTCACGCCGGGGTCGCTGGAGCAGAGTTCAACGATCGAGATTCGGCGCGGCTGCTGGCTGCTTGGGCAGCGTGTCGGGGCCGTGCCGCAGGACATCGGCAAGTT